CGACGTGCTCGGTGTATTCAAGCAGTACGATCCCACCTTTATGGAGCCGTACAGCTTGCGCTTGCACCTGATCGAAGCCGACCGGGTGGCGACACCCTCCACCGGCGGCTATATTGGCTTGAGCACCACAACCGGCAGGGCTAAGAATGGTAACCGGATCTTTGACGGCGTGGAGGTGGACGAGAATGGCCGGATCGTGGCGTACCATATCCGCAACGCCCATTCTTTTGAAATTACCGGTGGCATGCCCGCATGGGCGCGGGTGGAGGCTTACGGGGAATTGACCGGACTGCCGAACATGATCCACATTATGAACACCGAGCGGCCCGAGCAGTACCGCGGCGTCTCCTATCTGGCCCAAGTCATTGAGCCGCTGCTGCAACTCCGCAGGTACACCGAGAGCGAGCTTATGGCGGCCGTGGTCGAAAGCTTTTTTACTGCTTTCATCAAGACTGAGACAGACAAGGGTGAAGGCAAAAACCCTTTTAATGAGACTGGCCAAGCGCACTCTCCAATGCTTCCCGCTTATATGCGGGATCCGAATGACTTTAGTATGGGGCCCGGCCAGACCGTTATTTTAGGTACGAATGAAACAGTCGAGTTTGGAGACCCAAAACGACCGGCAAACGGTTTTCCCACCTTTACCCGGGCGATTAGCGAGCAGATCGGCGCTGCCCTGGAGCTACCGGCTGACCTGCTGCTAAAGTCGTTTAACTCTAGTTATTCGGCCTCGCGTGCGGCGCTGTTGGAGGCGTGGAAAGCCTTCAAAATGCGCCGTGAGTGGTTTGTCGGTGATTTTTGCCGACCGGTGTATTCCGTCTGGATGGCCGAGGCCGTGGCCCGTGGGCGCATACAGGCCCCGGGCTTTTTCACGTCGCCGGAGCTCCGTGCCGCATACCTCGGCAGCGAGTGGATCGGGCCATCGCAGGGCCAGCTCGACCCTGTCAAGGAGATTACCGCCGAGCTCCTCGCCTGCTCCGTGGGCTTTTCCACTTACAGCCAGTCCACCACCAAGCTCAACGGCAGTCAGTGGGCGGCGAATATTGAGCAGCTCAGGAGCGAAAATGAGAAGCTCGCCGCCGTCGCCGGCAGCGAAGGGACAGGAGCGGATCCCAAACTGGCCGCGGCGCTCTCTCAAATGCTAGTCAAATATTTAACGGAAGGTGATGACAATGATTATCAGCGACGAGATCCTCATTCGTAAGCACGCGAGCATGGGAAAAACGGAGCAGATCCCGGAATTTTTCCGGCGGCTGACCATAGGGCCGCCCCCTCCTCTGGCCACCCCTGCATATTTTCCGCAAATCCTGATCGGGCCGCCGGCTCCCATGGCGACGCCAGCCGTTCCGGTGTGGGCGTGGAATATGGCCGAGACCGGCGACGACGAGGCCGAGATCGTCCTTTATGGAGAGATCCGATCGGAGCAGCCTATCGACTGGTGGACGGGTGAGCCCATGCCGGGTAACTACATAACCCCGGAGGGCTTTCTGGAGGATCTGGAGCCTATCAAGAGCAAAGGCAGGATCACGGTGCGGATCAACAGCCCTGGCGGTGATATGTATACCGCCATAGCGATCCACAACGCCCTCAAGGGGTTGTCCGGCCACGTCACCACCATAGACGAGAGCCTCGCGGCCAGCGGAGGCAGCGTCATTTTATGCGCCGGCGACACCACCAAGGCATACCCCGGCAGTATAGTCATGATCCACGGGGTCAGCGGACTCCTATACAATTATTACAACATCCCAGATCTCAAGAAGATTATAAAAGGCTTTGAGGCCGGGGAGCGTGCGCTGGCCGAGATTTACAACGCCAAAACCGGCATTGATCTTGATAAGCTCCACGGCATGATGACCGCGGAAAAGTGGATGACCGGCAAGGAGGCCCACGAACTGGGCTTTATTGACGAGCTGATCGAGGGCTCGGATCCTCAAATCAGTGTCAGTGCCGACCGGAAAGTTATGTTCATAAACGGCACACAGCACAGCCTCGAAGGTTTCACCAACGTGCCCGTATGGCTCCCTGTGGCAAAAAACAATCTCCAATCCGCAGCGGCTCCGCGCCCTACGGCTGGAATAAATCCCCAAATTGTTAAAGAAGGAGGCAAACAGACCATGACCCTTGAGGAACTCAAAACAAAGCACCCCGATCTCTACAGCCAGATCGTGACGGAGACGCAGGCCAGCGCCACCAGCGCCGCCTCGGCCACGGCTTCCGCCGAAAGCGCGGAGCTGCTGAAAAGCGAGCGCAAGCGGATCGAGGCAATCGACAGTATTGCCGCCATTGTCGGCGATCCTGATCTGGTAAAGGAGGCCAAGTACGGCGAGACCCCTCTGACCGCTGAGGAACTGGCGCTTAAAGCCATGCAGAAACAAGCAAGTCTCGGCGTGCAGCACCTCGCCGATGCGGCCGAGGACTTTCAGAAATCCGGCGCTGCCGACGTGGGGGCCGTTCCCAACGGCGGCAAGGATGACCCCAAAGAAGCCGACGTCGCTGAGGCGCAGGCCCTCGCCAACAGCTACATGCAGATCAAGACTGGAGGTACTGTGAAATGAGTAAGCAGCTCAAAGAGAGGATCGGCACACAGGAATATGAAAACCTGTTCGCCGGTACCACCCCGCCCGCCGATGTGTTTTCGGTCAAAGTCCGGGCAGGACAGGGAACCCTTATTCGCGGCACCGCCCTCGCGCTTGTTTCCGGCGGCGACAAGTCCGGGGAGATGGTCGTGCTCGGAACGGCCGCCGGCACCAGCGAGACCCTGACGGCAAACTGCGTCCTCGCCGAGTCGGTAGACACCGGAAACAGCGCCGGCAGCGCCGTCCACGGACTCGGCTACCGCACCGGGCACTTTATCGGGAACCGGCTGACCGTTAAGGACAGCTATACCATCACGCAGAACGACAAGGAGGCGCTCCGCAAGGGCGGGATCCTCCTCAGCGACGCCCTGTAACATAACCATGCCGGATAACGGCTATCAAGAAGGAGGCAACAAAGACTATGGCTCTGGATATTTACAGCACCTATTACCTGCTTATGGTAATTAAGAACGTACCGAAGCTCCGCACGTTCCTCCGGGATCGCTATTTCCCGACCAACGACGCGACCGACATTTTCAAAACCATGTATGTGCTCATTGAGTACAAGGACGGCGGCAAGAAGCTGGCCCCCTTTGTAGCTCCGCGCAAGGGCGGTGTGCCTATTCTCCGGCAGGGCTCCTATATTGACAGATTTGAGCCCCCGAACATTGCGCCGAAGCGCGGCATCACCCTCGACGACGTGGAAAGCCGCGGCTTCGGCGAGGCGCTGCTCTCCAATATGGATCCCGACCAGCGCGAGGCCATCCTGATTGTGCAGGATCTCGATGAACTGGGCGACATGATTAGCCGCCGCGAGGAGGCCATGGCCGCCGAGACCATACTCAACAATGGGTGTGTCATGTTCCACATTGCCGACGACCGGCAGGTCGGCGACGAAATTGAGATCTTTTTTTACGAAAAGGATAAGGGTGAGCAGAACCCGGCGTTCTATACCCCCGCGATTGACTGGGACAACCCGGACGCGCCGATCATTGACGACCTCGACGATATGGCCCGTTTTCTCACTTCCCGCGGTCTGCCGGCGTCTGAATTTGTATGCGCCCCCGACGTGGGAAAGGACATCCTCAACAACAACAAGATCCAGAAGCTCCTCGACCTCAAAAACTACGAGATCGGAGGCGTAAAGCCGGAGGAGTTGCCCGAGGGAGCGGTCAGACTGGCCCGGCTCAACATTTACGGCCGCTTGATCGACATTATCGCCTATGAGGAGACCTACGAGGCCGACGACGGCACCGTCAAGCAATATATACCCGCTGGCCACGGCTTCATGACCGCCCCCAAATGCGGCCGTACTGCCTACGGTGCAGTCCGGCAAATGGAGGAGGACAAAAAGTACCATGTTCACGCCGCGCGACGGGTGCCGAAGTACCACACCGATACCGACAAGGACACCCGCGACCTGACGCTCAAGGCCAAGCCGCTGCTGCTCCCTAACAACAAGTGGCCGTGGATCGCGGCTCAGGTAAAATAATAACAACCGGACAGAAAGGAGCTTTTCCCCATGATTAAAATTATCAAAGGTAAATACGGACACTATATCCCAAACAACGCCGACGACCTGAGCAAAGGTGGTCGGCTGGTGCCGGTCACTCCCGACAGCGCCCCCCTCAGCCTCTCCCCAGAGCAGGAGAAAAGGCTGGTCGAGCGTGGCGTCGCTAAGTATGTGGACGCTGCCGAACCGGCCGGGGCTGGCACTCAGCAGGATCCGCCCGCCTCCCCCGATACCAATCCCCTCGCCTACAATGAGGAGATGAAGCTGGAGGCGCTCAAGGCTGTGGCCATTAACGGCTACAAATGCGACGCCGATGCGATCAACAAAATGCGGACGAAAACGGAGGTTATTGCTGTCATTGACCAGGCCAAGGCTGGCGGCAAACACTCCGGCACACCCGCCGGAGAACAGCCCAACCTCACGCCCTCAGGGCCGGTACAGTGAGCCGGTTTAAGGACATGGTAGCCGCCGACCTGGGTAAGTTTATAGACCCCGATATATTTGGCGAGTCTCACCGCATTGAGGGCGCGGAGGTCATGATCGTGCCGGACGACGACGCGCTCAAGGAAAAGCAAGCCAATCTTGTGCTATCCGAGTCTACGCTCCTATTTTACGCCAAGGCCGCGGATCTGCCGCCAAGGAAAAACACCGACAGTCTGCTTAACTTTGATGGCCGTGAGTATATCGTGGACGACTGGAGCGAGGATGCCGGCATGGCTACTATTGCCATGCACCAGAACCGTAGCGGATAAGGAGGGCTGGCGATGGCTATTGTTCAAACGATACACACAGTCCGGGACTGGATGGAGGCGAACATTTGCAGTAAGGTCACGCTCAAGCTTCCCAGTGACGAGGAAACGGCCGAAACCTACCCCTACAAGCTGGTACATCCGGCCGCTTTTCCCCTGTACTTTCCCGGCAAGGATTTACTGCCGCCGACAGTGCCGGCCCCGATCCCCTCGGTATGCGTGGAGTTTCTGGAGGGGGCCGACGACCTGATCGCAAGCAAGGGGCTCCTGCAGCTCCGCCTCAGCTTTGCGTCGTGGAACCCCGGGCTCCATGGCCCCGACATGGTCGCGGCAAAAGAGATCGCCGTTCGCGTTGTGGAGCCGGGGGCCGAGAATATCGGGCAGACAATCCGGGCGTTTAACGAGGCGGCCGGTACGTATGTCCGCAACGCCGACGGCTGGCAGGACGTTTGGAATTTCGTGGATCTGGCCCTCCGGGAGCTGGAGACCGCGGAGTATATAAACGGCTTGCGAATATGCAAGGAGGAGCCTATTCGCTTTGGGCCCTTCTCAGCAGATGAGGCCGTCATCGACTTTTACCCCTACTGGTGGGCGTGGATCTCGTTCTATCTGGAATACGGGATCAACCGCTCCAAACCGAAATACGATAACATGCTTTAGGGCAGCCTTACCGGCTGCTTTATCTTATTTTGTGAGGTGAAACACATGGCCAACGAATACCTATACGGTGCGTTTGGACACATTGGCGAGACAGTGGCCCAAACCGCCGTACAGGCTGGGACTGTACCCGTGTATGTGGGTACGGCCCCGGTCAACCTTGTGCGGGAGTACAGGGACAAGGATCTGGTCAACGCGCCGGTGCAACTCTACAACCTTCCGGACGCGCAGAAAAAAATGGGTTATACCGCCCACGGGAGATGGCCGGCCTTCACACTTTGCGAGGCATTCGCCGCCCATTTTGACAATACAGTCGGGAATATCGGCCCAATCTATGTGTTTAACGTGCTGGATCCCGATATACACCGCAAGGCCGTGGCGACGACCAAAAGCCTGGCCTTCCAGAACGGCCGCGCCGAGTTTAAGAGCGACACGATCATTCTGGACACCTTCTTACTGGCTGAAAAAATGGAGGGCGTGGACTTCACCCTCGATTACAGCTATGTAAAGAGCACCGTGATCGTCAGCTCCTTTGACCCGGACGCTCCCCTGACCGGAACTATTGAGGCGACCTTTTACGAGGTTGACACCGACGCCGTGACCCATGAGGACATTATCGGCGGCGTGACCGCCGGCGGGCAGTATTCCGGTTTCGGCGCG